TCATCCTCAACTAATAAGTCTAAATCTCTATTTCTTATAAATCTTTCTACAGGCGTTTCTTCTGCGGGTGGCGTTTCTTCTCCACCACCTTCTTCACCGCCACCTAAGTCTCCACCTAAGTCTCCACCTAAGTCTCCACCTAAATCACCTCCTAAGTCTCCTCCTCCCATCGGTGGTGCTCCACCTAAATCTCCCATACCTCCATCATCTGTAGTTTCTCCTCCTTCAGCATCGCCACCTTCACCAGGTTTATTTCCGTATAACTTATCAAGATTTGCGAATATACCTGTTTTACTAATAACTTCAGAAGTTTTTTCAAGTTCACCTGCAACCGCTTTTTCAATACGTTGTTGTTGTAAATCAAGTTTAATTTCTTCATCACTAAATCCAAGAATATGTTTCTTAGCCCAAGATGAAGAAACAGGTAATATACCATTTCCTGGGTCTGTAACCGCGTCTCTATACAACTGAATTTTCTGTTGCCACTGTTCAACCTTAAGTAATTCTGCCTGTGTAGATGGGTTAGTTAATCCTAAAGTAAAGTTACCTAATTCGTCTTCAAAACCTAACAAGAATAAGTGTATAATAGCGATTTTATTTAACTCTTGTATCATAGATTTTTGAATTCTATTTATTGTACGAGCAAATCTAATATCTTGTAACGACAAATTTTTACCATCACCAACAACCTCTTCAAAACCTAAGAACGCCTTAGGGACTCTTAGTGAAGTCAAAAGTTTCTTTTGGATATACTCAATATCTGCAATCTCTGATAGGTTTTGAGCACCTGGTAAGGTGTCAATTGGATTAGGTGCATTAGGGTCACGAACAGGAATAAAATAATCCTGGTCAACTGCCATCTGATTGTATCTCAAATCCACATTACCGTTTGATGGGTCCACAATTTGGTCTCTTTTAAATTTATTCGCGACTCGGTTTACATATGGCTCAACGTCTTTATCGTCCATGTTACCAACGAATATTTTAAATACCCTTCTTTCAGGTGCTCTTGATGTTCTGTATATTAACATCGCATCTTCGGCTAATAATAACTGTTTCCATATTCTTCTTGCTTTTTCTAACATAGAAGTACCATACGGAAGTTTTCGGTCGTCACCCAATAATCTAAAGTGGGCAATCTCCCAAGTGTTAAACTCCATATCCTTATCTTTCCATAAGAATTTTAGAGCGTCGTTCTCTGTGGTTGTACTACTCCTATTTGGTGAATATTTCATACCTCTTTCTAATCTTTCAATCTGAATATTAGGAAGTTGTTGTCCACCCATAATCCCTTTTTCAGGGTCTAACTTTAAATAGACAAAGTTGTCACCAAACTTACAAGTATTTCTTGTCCACATAGGTAAGTTAGTATTAATATCAAGTCTATTGTTGAACAAGTCAGCAAGAACTGATTTAATACGTTTACTCTCTGAATAAATTTGTAATATAAATCCATCTTCATTTGTTGTTGTTGATTCTTCAGCGTATATATCTAATGCGGCAGATATTTCAGGAGTATATTCCATACTCTCATAATCGTAATAAGACGCAAGTCTAGTTGGTTCGTAGTAAACGGCTTGTGTATAAAGATTATTTTCAATCTTTGTCCATTGTTGACCTAAATATAAGGATTGTTGTGCTTGAAGTTTTTCTCTTTCATAATCCTGTTTGTTAGGAGTCTTTAAGAGTTCTTTCTTATCAAACCTATATATGGGTGCTTGTTGGTCTAAAGTAGAGTCAGGACCAAATACTTGACCGAGTCTTTGCCATATTGTTAAATTGTTTTCTGCCATTCAAATACTTTTTACATAAATAGTATGAAATATTTAATTAAATTAAATATCACTTACCGAATAACCATAAATACTTCTCATAATCATTTCTTGATGGGTTTTGATTCATACCTCTATGATTATTTGAATTTGGCATTACCGGAATAGATGGATTAAAATCTTGTGATTTCTGTTTATATTCATTAGTAGATACAGACCAACTATCTAACATCGCCTTTGTCTGTTCTGTTACTTTTTCTAGTTGACTAAATGAACTTTCACCCACATATATCGACATCGCCATTGCCATAATAAGGTCATCATGTTGTCCTTTTTGGTGGTCAGGTCTACCATTTACATACACAAACGTACCCAATTCATTTAACAACCTATTAGAACGTACTTTAAAGTTATGTCTTAAAGCCTCTTCAAAAGCAGCAATAATCTGTACCCTTTTTGAATTAAAGTTTAATCCCGGAATCTTTTCATGCATTTTTGGATTATATTTCCATTTATCCGCCATATTAACACCATCAACATACAAATTTTTATATCCCATTTCTTGTAGTTTACGTGATGTTGACACACCCATACCTCCAGTGATATCAATTACAACAAAAGCATTATACATTGTTGCCCACTTAAAAGCAACCTCAGCAGCAACATCAGGTGGAATCTTACCCAAATATTCTAAAACCTGTTCTCTTTCATCAAAATCAACAATACAAAATGTTGTAAAGTCTTCAGAATCACCACGAGATACGTCAATACCCATAATATATTTATGACCTTCAATGGGTTCTTTCCATTGCCACATTGCACCACCCATAAACTTATTTTCAGGTTCCGTAATAGTATTCTCTCTTAAGAATTCTACAGTCTCAGGTGGAATCACATTGTCACCTGAACCCAAGAAATTACATTCTAATTCCTGTGCAATTTTTCTACGGTCAAACTTAAGTTTTTTTGCCATAGACTCAAACCATGACGAATATGGTTTGTAACCTTCAGAAAATTTTGATTTAATTTCTTCAAAATCTCTCTTCATTGGGTCTATATGACCATATTCAATTATTATTTCATTATCGTCATAATCTTCTCTATTGAGCATATAATGAACAATATCTTTACACTTAATAAGTTTTAAATCTTTTGCATAACGAGGGTCACGATACCAGTACATTTCAGTAATACGGAAATCATTCATTCCTCTTAAGGCTTGGTCGTAGATTGCATAATAAATTGCATCAAAACCATTAGGTGTAGATATTACTATTACCTTACCACCCGTAGATAACGATGCCATACAAGCAGACCAGAAATCATCATCTGCATCAATAAACGCAGCCTCATCAAAAATAAGAATAGTAGGTGTATAACCACGCAAAGCATCTTTAGATGTTGCAACGGCTTTAACCTCACAACCATTAGTTAATTTAAAGTGTCTTTGTGAGTTCTTTTCTTGTGAAAACCCAACACCAAACCATCCTGGCCATTGGTCAACAAAAGCTCTAACTTTGTTTGCCATCTCCATAGATGTATCTAATTTGTTGGCAATAATAAGAATTTTTTCAGGTTTTGTTTTAGAGGCGGTAACCAATCTTTTTGATACCCATGCAGACGTTACTGTAGATACACCTGCCTGACGATATTTTAAGGCAATGTTTTCCTCAAAACTATCGTAGTCATTTATTAAGTGTTCTTGGTCTGGAAATAATTCTAACGGAACGTAACGAGATTGTGTATTATCGTATGTTTGAAGGTAAGTTTTTAGAGCATATGGAGTATCCTTTACACAACGTGCATATTCGAGTATAGCCTGTTCTCTTGATAAACCCATGTTCTCATTTCTTTACTTTTTATACTGCAGGACCACCAATACCTAAACCATCCAAGAAATCATCCAAATCAAATCCTTCATCATCGTCTCTAAATTGACTCATAGACTTTTCATATTCTTCGTCTTTAATTTCTTGTATGATTTCATCAACCATGGCTCTTACCGCCTTCTTACCATCTTCACTTCCAGATAATATTTCTTTAGCCAATTCAAAAAATTGGTCGGTACTAATTGCTGAAAATCTTGAGAAAAGATAATTTTGTATTTCCCTCATATCTTCTTCAAATAATTCATCAGGATAAACAGATAAGAATTTCTCCCAAATTACAGGACCTAATCTTAAATCCCATATTTCATATGGTAACGTATCTTGAGACGCCATAACCATTTCAGCTTGCTTTGGGTCGTCAGGTAATCCTTGAGTTCCCATAATTTCGTATACTCCTTTTAATAATTCATGGATTAAAACGGGGAAGAACATTCCTTTTGCTTTAATAGTAACAGGGTCAGTAGAATCATCTATCTCTTCTGAGCCGGCAACTCCTTGACCTGAACCCGCCATCATTTGTGCGGCTTCATCAGGCATAATCCAATAAACCAAATCGTTAATTGACATTAATACACCATATAAATTTAACAATTCAGGATTTAATCTATTCAATTCTTCTTCCACCAAATTAAACATATAATGTCCCTTTTTTGATGCACCTTGAATTAATGAATTGATAAATCTTCTTTTAGCCTTTTCCATGTCAAACTTATCAAAAGCCGCCATAAAATTATCTAAATCTTCTTCAGCTTCATCTTCAGAAACACCAAAGTTTTGTTCAATATCTTCTGCTGATGGTTCTTCTGATTGTTTTCTCATTTTAGACGTATCCATCTGAGATGGTGAACCAATTAATTCAACATCAAATAAAAATGCGTCATCAGGTATCGACATTTCTTTTTTAACAAGGTCAACAGCTAAGTTTTCTAAATATTCTTCATTACCATTTTCAATAGCTTTTACTTTTTGAACCGCCTGCATCATCATCATCTGAAGTTGCATAAAGGCGTTTTGACCTGCAATAGTCTCTAAACCTGTATATCTTTTTACTTTGTCAACAACATCTTTAAATCGCTTAGATGCAATTAACTCTTCAAAAGTATTATCACCTTCTTGTTCAGGAAATGCTGGCGAATCAGACAAAGGTGTTTCTCTATCCTCAATTTTTTTCTGTATGTCAGGAGACATTCTTTCCGGATTGTCACCGTAATCTACCGGCATTTCTTTAAGATTTTTTTTCATCGTTAAATTCTATATTTAAATTATCAAATTGTAAAAATGATGGTAATTGCATTGTAAATGTCTCATCATCTTTTTTAGCCTTTGGTGCTGGAACATGTTTTGGTTTTGTCCAAGATGGTTTATCAGGCTTTGTACGAGTAGGAGTTTTTACAGGTGCCTCTTTTGTGCCAGGACCTGCCTCTACAATATTCATTAAATCTTTCTTTGTCATAACGGGTGTAATGTGTTTTTGAACTAACTTAATCAATGATTCTTCAATCATCTTTACATTACGAAGATAAGATTCTTTTTTTGTATTTTCAACTTTAGTAGGTAAACCTTTATGTTTTGTACTTGCAAAATCATCAACGTCTGAAGGTTTCATTTCTTGAGCCACTTTACCAGCCCTACCTTTTATAGGTAAATCACCATCTTGCATTGCCTTTACAACACCCATAAATTTTTGTTGTTTTTTTGAAACCGCCTTTTCTTCTAATTCTCCTTCATCCATACCGTCTTGATACATTCCTGGGGTTTGTTTTTCAGTACCAAAACCATCATTTGTTGATGGTCCAACTTGGTGTGGTAGTTGTGAGTCCTCGCCACCACCATAAGGATTTAAAGGTTTAATATCATCTTCAGAAATCTCTTCAGATGTGGTAACCGTAACCGAACCATCATCATTAGGACTTACAGTTCCATTTACATTTAATCCACCCTGGTCTTGTTTAATCTTATCAACCTCACTTTTACTATATGTTGTTTTTTTAACAGTTTGTGTGGTAGCCTCTTTTGGTTCGGAAACTTCCTTCACAATTCTTTTGTAAAGAACGTTTATTTGGCTCTCATTTAAATTACGAAGAGTTTCAAATGAGAAACCCTCTTTCATTAATTTTATTACTCTAATATCATTAGTTTTCATTCTACTAAACTTTTTTCCCATTTGAGAACTATGTCTCTTTCATATAATTTATCCGAAACAGATTTTTCACTTTCACCGTAATGGAAAACCAAACGGGTATATTTTTTGTCTACAACGGCTTCGCTATCAGAGTTTTCCCACCCGAGAGCGATGACTCCTTCAACAGAGTCAAACACTGAAAAGAAATCAGAGTTTTGAATTAGGTTTAGTTCAATACCTGAGTTTTTCAAAACTCCCACCTTTTCTATAAATTGAATATGGGGTGGTGTTGGTCTCCCTGAAGCTGGTTCAACGTCCCAATCATCACCCCATACATCTTCTTGTGTGGAGAAGATAAATTCATATACGTTATCTCCCTTATAGTTTGGACCTAGTTCGTTAACGTAAACTAATTTCATAAAATTTCACCTTTAGAGGAAACTTTAATTGTTTTTCCATCAGCTTCAAACACTAAATTCTGTTTGTTAGTCTTACCAATGAATTTAACATTATTGTGTTCCTTAATGATAAAATCTGCAGTTAATTCTTGCTCAACTGTTTCACATAAGTTTTTGATTTCTTTTCTTACCAAAGAATTCTTAACTCTTTCTGTGATATATTTTTTTACTTCTTTATCTTTGTTCATTTTTTCTTCAGACTCAGTAACTACAAAGTATTTTGATAATACCTTTTCAATTTTTGATTCTGAGAAAATCTCATCTAAAGCACTATCGTATGATGCATTTACTGGTCTTCTTTTACGAAGTTTGAATGGTTGTTGTCCATATTTTTCTTTATACATATCAAACATTCTTCT